AATGATGGCTCCGCTGTCATCGCGCATATGCAGAAGGAAGTTTTCGACGGAAGCCTGGCTGCCCCACCCCTTGCTGCTCATTGGTCGGCCTCCGCTTTCAAGCGTTGAGCCACCTCGGTCACTGCCAGGTGGCAGATCTTGTGCTCCGAGTACGGCGGGGCCCATGTCTCTACCTCCTTGGCCAACAGGCGCAACACTTCCCGCATGCGGTCAGGGCTGGTGATGGTCATCGAGTTGTTGGCCAAGGACCAGAACGCATCCAGCATCCGGAGCGGAAGCGTCTCCATTGAGTCGACGACGACGGAAAGCTGGTTGTTGGTTGTTGGTTCAGTCATTGCCACCCTCCAGCTCGGCGGCGATGGCGAGGAGTCCACCGCGCACGTCATCGCGTGCGTCCCAAACACCAAGCTCATACTCAAGTTGATTGCGCGGTTCTTCGGTTTCTGGCACCACCTGATCCGCAGCAGCTCGCAGGGCGGCGGCGATTTTCTTTGCTTCATAGGAAATGAAGTCAGGAGAGATCCATCCGCCTTCCATTTGGGAGGCCACGGCATCCAGCACCGCCTGCCCGGCGGGAGAAATCGGTTGGTCAGTCATTGCCACCCTCCAGCCTGTTAGCCACCAACTGTGCATAGCCAGCGATGTCACGCCAGTGGTCAGGTTCCCCTGGGTTCCCGGCAATGATGCGCCCGATCTTGTGAGCGATCATGTCGAGCGTCTCGGCCATGTCGTCGTCGAGCCTGCGGTCCAGGTCAGCAACGTGGTGGGTGATGACACGCTTCAGGTGTTGGGTGATCAATGCGTGAACTGCATAATCCCCGTGGGTCCGGCCTCGTTCTTTCAGAAGGATGTTGATGTCTGTTGTCATGCGGCCTCTGGTGGTGTGGGTTGGTTGTTGGTGGATCCAAGGAATCGAGCTGCTTGTTGGCGGTCCCGGCGACCACGCTCGGTCAACAGGTACCCCTCAGTGCTGGGCCTGATCAATGCCGACTGATTCAACATCGACAGCTGTGCCTTGATGGCGCTTTGCAGCCACGCTGTCTCCCGGGTCAGGTAAGCCACGCGGACCGCTGTCTCCAGCTGATCCAACGACAGGGCCTGTGGGTACACAAGCCACATGGCATCCAACAAGTCGGAACGAAGCTGGGCCAACACAACGGGTTCGGGTTTCATTTGATTGGGTCGGCTGTTGGTAATGCTGCATCCTCGCCGGCCCGGTAGGCGCTGAGCACGTGCTCAGCCCAAGCCGCGGCGAGGATCACGGCCTGGCTGTTGGGCGTGGTGGTGTACCTGGCTCGCCACCAGGAGCGGTAGGCCTCCATTAGTTCGTAAGCAGTGGGCATGAGAGTGCCTCGGGTGTGGGTGTTGTGGTGCTGCGCTGGTGAGGGCAGCAGAGAAGGGGCGCTGGCCCCCTCCGTGCTGGCTTCAGATGACCGGGTGACCGTCGTGGCCAATGACCGGGTTGGCTCGGCACCATGCCTCCAGCTCCCTGTAGTGAGCGTCAAGGGCTGGCCGTGCCTCGCATGCGATGCACTCGGCGTCGCTGCGGACGTGTGGGCAGTAGCTGCCAGCGCAGGGATACGGGCAGCTGGGGCGGGTGGTGGTGAGTGCCATTAGATCCACTCCCCCTGGATGCAGGAGCCGCGCTGTACAGCTGCTGCCAGGCGTTCACCGTGGGCGATGGCGTCTCGCTCGTTGTAGTGCAGGGTTCTGTTGTTGCCGATCTGGCAGGCCCAGGCGGTGTGGGCCATGCTCCACCAAACCAAGGCGATAGGTGCGGTGCTGTTCATGCGTGCGTTTCTGCGTTGGGTGTGTTGCTGCTGTGAGGGCAGCAGAGAAGGGAGCAGCGCTCCCCTCCGTGCTGTCGTCAGGCCTCCACCCATACGGCCTGGGTCAGGTCGTAGCGGGCGTCATCCAGATCTTTTACCGACCAAGCAATGCGGGTAAGGGCTCCGGGCACCGGGTCACGATGCCGACCTGTCACGAAGAACGGGTAACCAGCAACCGGGCCGGGTTTGACCGTCTCGATCAGCCAATCAGGCGCGGATCCCTTGGTTTCGTATCGCTTGCCTCCGCAATCGAAGTAACCGGGCCGCACACCCCAGCGGGCGGCGACAGTGTGGATGGGCAGGGCTGTGGTTGTGGCTGTGGTGTTGTTCATGGTCCGGGAAAATGGATGCGGGTTGAGTGATCGGGGATCGAGGTGTAGACCGTGGGCCGCGGCAGCTGGGCCAAGGTCAAGAACCAGAGCGCCGAGGTCATGGAAACGATGGCCAGGACCGTGGCGAGTGGGTGTCGCATGGGTTCAGGCCTTCCAGTAGAAGAGGCCAGCGAACCAAAACCGGGCGTCGCCGTACTGATCGAACCACCGGGTCCAAGGGGTGCCCCAGTCCTGGTGTTCAAACCAGCAGCGTTCAGGCTCGCCGTTGCACAGCTCACCGATTAGGCGAAGGGCTGGCCCACCTGTGGTGATGAGCACCTGAAACTCAGTTGGCTCCATGGATGCCGACTCATCCGGGCATCGCCAACCCTCCCGGATCTCAATTGTCAGCGCAGCTTCCCGCATGGCGTCTTCGATCCATTGGGCCACCACGTCGTGATTGGTGCCGTCGTAGCCGTGCTCCCTCAGAACTGCCTTGGCTTCGGTTGAGAGGTGCTTGCCTTCGCCTTCCTCGATGCAGAACTGCCAGGCCTCATGGGCTGCGGCGATGCTCTCGGCCCAGGCCTTGGCGTTGGTCTCGGATGAACTGAGTTCTGTCGTCGGTGCTGTCGTTGTTGTCACGGTGATTTCCTGCGGTGTTGTTGTTGATGAAATAGGGGCCCGGTGTGGGCCCGGTGTTGCCGGGGCTCAGTACCCCAGCCAGGTCAGCAGGGCCTCGGCGTCGTAAACGGCGTCAAAGCCGTGCGCGTCGCAGTCGTCGACCCAGGCCCGGAGAGTCTCGCCGTGGCCTTTCAGGATGGCCTCCAGGTCGTCGAGGGTGTACCGGCCATCACGGCCGGCCCAACTCAGCATAGCGGTTTTGCTGTCGGTCAGTTCGGCCGCTGCGTGGTCAGGCTCGATGCAGAGGGTTTCGAGCAGGCGTTCGGCTGGTGTTGCTGTTGTCGTTGTCATGGCTTCAGGTCTGCGGATGGGATGGGATGGGATGGATGGGCTCAAGCCGCCAAGGCCAGACGTACCCGGTACCGGGTGACACCCAGGTGCTCGGCAATGCGGCGCTGTGACCAGCCGGAGCGGCTCAGGCGTCGTGCTCGTTGCTCGGTCGACTCGGTGGCCCAAAGGATCACCAGGACGGGCAGCAGCAGAGCTGCGAGGCACAAGGCCAGGAAGGACGTTGTCACTTGATTTACTGCGGTTGGTTGTATTGCAACCTTGGACCTTCGGCCCGGTTGCCCCTTGAGTATAAGCACAGGTCAAGCCGGGTGAAGTTTGGGGGGCGAGGTGTGATTTGGGGACCAGGGTCAAGAATGAGAACCATTCTCACCGGACCCCCTGCCGACCCTGGCCAGACCCCCTGTCCAGCCTGCGTACCTGCCTATCTGACAGGTACGCAATGGCTCAGACCCCTTGGCACCACTGGGCTCTGCCCGCCTCTGGACACCCCCCGGGTCCATTTTGGACAAGCGGGAGCGACCCCGGAGGGGGGTGTGCCCCGCTGACGCCTATAGCGTAAGCCCCTCGCATTTTTGGGTCAAAAATCTACCCAACAAAAGCCCCTCACATTTTTCCACCAAAAAGTCACCCCCGTTCCCCACTTTTCCCCCTGGTCTGGACCCCGGTGAAACGACGTCCGCCATAATTCAATAGAGGTGGATATAGGTGTCTATGGTTGTTCATAGTTCACTATGTATTTTCATCATCAGTACCAATGAAAGAAGATCCTGGTCAACCATATTACTCCTAGGTTAACCATGTATTTGGTATTACCTTACCTCCTAACCGCTTCCCTTCGGGAAGCTATACACTATGGTCAACCATAGTATCTATATTTAACTATAGTAACTATAGGGGGGGGATTTTTCCCCTTCTTCACTCACGCACACATATGTACTACTGGTCCTGGGTCCTACCATTGGCCCATTAGCCCCCCTGTGCCCCCATGGGTCGCCCTAACGAATCCGAGGCCTCACGGGTCCTGTCGAACCTCCACACCGACCTGGCGCTCCACCTGCGGTCCAGGCTCGACGATGGGTCCATCAGCACCGCTGAGCTGAACATCTTGCGTCAGTTCCTCAAGGACAACGGCATCTCAGCTCAGCCGGTGGTCGGCACCAGCTTTGGGGACCTGGTGGCCTCCTTGCCGGATATGGATAAGATTGTGCAGATGCCCCGGCGCAAGGCCGCCTAGAACCTCCCATGCCTGATCCTGCTGACATCCCATCCGGGTTCTACATTTCGACCCCGACCAACAACGCCATCGCTAACGCCCCTGCCATCGGCATTGGCCCCGCTGGGTTCGGCACCGTGACCCAGGGGACCAGCAAGACCCAGGGCGTCACCCTGAACGCCAAGGCCGGTGTCATCACGATGCACAACGCTGCCCTGGCCGCCAACACAGCCGTCCAGTTCACGATGACCAACAGCGCCATCAGCGGCACCGACGTCGTCAACGTCAACCAAGGCACGGGTGGCACCGCTGGCTCGTACCAAGCCCACTGCGTTGACGTCGGTGCCGGCACGGCCATTTTCCGCGTGGTCAACACCAGCGCCGGGTCGTTGAGCGAAGCCGTGACCCTGAACTTTGTGGTCATTGACACCACTGCTGGTTAAACCGCCATGTCCAGTCCCGTCGTCACCACCCTGGCCGGCACAGGGACCAGCTTTGAGGGTCTGGTGGTGTTGCTGCCAGATTTGGATAAGGTGGTAGCAATCAAGCCCAGGAGGGCTGCGTAGCCATGCCCGCTTTCCCCGCTGGCACCAACGAACAGTTGGCACCCATGGAGGTCCGAGGTGTAGGCGGTGCTGCTGTCGCAGTATCTGGACCGCTGACTGATGCTCAGCTGCGAGCCGCTGCGGTCCCAACTATTCCACCAGCGGCATTGCTTACCGGCTACAACGTCGCTGGTGTCATTGCAATCAATACGGTGCTGGCCACGCTCGATTGCAGTCAGTACCGCAGCGTCAGCATCCAATGCAGCTCAATGGGCACCACGGGCGTGGTGACGCCGGAGTGGAGCAACGACAACAGCACATGGGTGGCAGCCACGATCCTCACCCAGGCGGGCGCCACGGCCACCACGTTCAACGCTGCTGGCCTCTGGGTGGTGCCGGTGCAGGCCCGTTACCTGCGGTTGCGGCTGAGCACCGCCACCACGGCTGGCACCACCACGCTGAGCATCCACCAGTTCGACGACAGCCGTCAGTTCTGGCTGGCAACCCAGCCGGTCTCTGGCACGGTTACCGCCAACATCGGCACGGGATCCATTGCCGCTGGCACCAACGCCATTGGTGACGTCGGCGTTCAGTACCGAGCCAGCACAACGGGCGCTGCGTCGTTTGTTAGCTGCATGAGCCCTGCTACCCCAGCAGCTGGCACCATCAAAGGCTCTGCCGGTCGTTTGCTGGCATTTCGCTTGCAGAACAGCGCAGCGGCATTGCGGAGCGTCAAGATATTCAACGTCGCAACTCCGACCCTTGGCACAACCTCTGCGTCGTTTGAGATTGACGTTCCCGCTGGTGGTGTTGCTGAGTTCACCATGACAGGTGGCATCGGTTTTGCCACGGCGATTACCTTTAGTGTCACCTCGGCCAAGGGGTTGACCGACAACACGGCCACCGGCCTGGCGGCCAATGA